CTCAATCAAGAGCTTTAAAAGCTGAATACTCAATGGAACTTGCTCAAGATTTAAGAGCTATCCATGGACTAGACGCTGAAACTGAACTTGCAAATATTCTTTCTACTGAAATCTTAGCTGAGATCAACAGAGAGATTATTAGAACAATTAACGTTGTTGCTAAGCAAGGTGCTCAGGACGACGTCACAACAGCTGGAACATTTGATTTAGATACTGATTCAAATGGTAGATGGTCTGTTGAGAAGTTCAAAGGCTTAATGTTCCAAATTGAAAGAGATGCAAACCAAATCGCAAAAGACACAAGAAGAGGAAAGGGTAATGTCCTTATAACATCTTCTGACGTGGCTTCAGCTCTTCAAATGGCTGGCGTATTGGATTACACTCCTGCACTTAACTCTAATAACTTACAAGTAGATGATACTGGTAATACTTTTGCTGGTGTATTGAACGGAAGATATAGAGTATACATCGATCCATATACTACTGGTAATTATTACACATTAGGATATAAAGGATCTTCAGCATTTGATGCTGGTATATTCTACTGTCCATATGTTCCTCTACAAATGGTTAGAGCAGTTGGTGAGAACACTTTCCAACCTAAAATTGGTTTCAAGACTAGGTATGGTGTTGTTGCTAACCCATTTGCTGAAGGTACAGCATACGGAAACGGTGCATTAACAAAAGACTCAAATGTATACTACAGAAGAGTACTTGTTAACAATATAATGTAATCTCGGTTACTTTATACTAAAAGAGCCCTTTTTGGGCTCTTTTTTTGTCTTTTTGCCTAAATATAGTTGCAATTAGAACAATTAGACTGTATAATCGTCTATGTAGTAGGGTCAGATACTATGTTAACATTACTTATTAAGTTACTTAAGCCATTGCTAATGAAACTTATCTCGTCTAGATTACTTATTTTTATGCAACCATATCTACTTAAATTTGATAAGTGGTGTGAAGATAAATTAGGTATTGATATTATTAAACAAGAAAAGAAATTTCATCAGAAGTGGCCTAATATTTCAAAACGTATAGCTATCTTAGAAAGAGATGCTCATCCACCTATATGTTTAGATGAGTTTGATGGCTATAAAGAATTAGAAAAGCGTATAAAAGAATTAGAAAAGAAAAATGGCATACAGTAAAGAAGTTGTAGAAAGATTTGAACAGGTGTTAAACTCACCTAAACAATTCTCTGTAGGCAGATACGATCCTAATGATCCGACTGTAGCTACTGGCATGACTGGTGCACCTGCATGTGGTGATGTTATGAAACTACAACTCAAAATGGACCCTGGTAGTAATAGAATTATAGATGTCAAATTCAAGACCTACGGTTGTGGTTCAGCTATTGCTTCTTCTACTATGTTTGTTGAAATGTTAAAAGGTAGAACAATAGAAGAAGCCAAACAAATAAAAGATAAGGATATAGCAGAAGCACTAAAGCTTCCTCCAATCAAACTACATTGTAGTGTCTTAGCTGAAGATAGTATTAGAAAAGCTATAGAAGATTGGGAGAGCAAAAGGACGTGCTAATAGATTTTACAAATGAAGCTTTGGCTAAGGCGATTGAGAAATCGGAAAATGAGGGCAGAGATACTATTCGTGTTGGGGTTACTGGTGGCGGGTGTGCTGGCTATGAGTATATTTTTACATGGGATGATAAAATCGCTGAGTCAGATCTTCTCTTAGATTTTGGTCAACTTAAAATAGTAGTAGATCATTTATCAGCAAATTATCTAGGTGGTTCAATAATCTCATACGAAGAGATTGGTCTCAATTCACAATTTAAAATTAACAACCCTCGTGAAGTTGCTGCTTGTGGTTGCGGTGTATCAGTATCATTAGATCCAAATAAGATAAATACTATCGAGGTAAAATAATGGCAGCTTTAACTAACCAACCACAGAATTTAAATTTCTTATCACCACTTAAGTTTACATTTATTGTAAACAAATTACCTCATGTTAATTTCTTCGTACAGAGTGTATTGCTTCCTGCTGTATCTTTAAACGCAGCTGAAGTACCTACTCCTTTCGTTAAGATTCCTCAAGCAGGTGATCACATTGACTTTACTGAATTCCAGATTGGATTTAGAGTTGATGAACAAATGGAATCATACAGAGAGTTATATTATTGGATTGAAGCATTAGGTTTCCCTGAAAGCTTTGAACAATATAAAGCATTAGCTGATGAAGATAGAAGAATTAACCCTAATGGAAATAAAGAGATACTTTCAGACGGTACTCTTATTATTCATAACAGTAATACTAATGCTAATATAAAAGTTAAGTTTACTGGATTATTTCCCTCAACTCTTTCAGAACTAGCGTTTGATTTAAGAGCCGGCGACGTTTCATATATTGAATGTGTTGCTTCTTTTAGATACGAAAAGTTTGAAATAGAGTTGATTTCTGACTAAAAAGCTCTTATAATTATACTATGACTCTGGATGAACTACTCGAAAACTGGAAAGCCGACTCTGAGATAGATAGAACTGAACTCGGAGAAGAGGCTATTAAGATACCACAACTACATTCTAAGTACTTTAAATTCTATTCTACTGAAAGACTTTCTCTAAGAAAACTAGAAGAAGATTTAAAGGTACTTAAGAAGCAAAAGTATGAATGGTTTAGTGGTTCAATGGATTATGAAGATCTAAATGATCTAGGATGGGAACCCAACCCATTAAAAATACTTAGAGCAGATATACCTCAGTATATAGACGCTGATAAAGATATTGTTAGTCTTAATCTTAAAATAGCTTATCAAAAAGAGAAAGTTGATTTCTTAGATAACGCTATACGTTCTCTTAATACTAGAGGTTATAACTTAAGAGCTGCTATTGATTGGGAAAAATTTAAGATGGGAGGCATCTAATGCCATATATTGATAAGACTCCGATAGAGAGTGTAGAGCAAGCTATAAACTTATGGGAAGGTGTTATGCACGATCCTAATTTAGACGGTTATAATGGCTTTGCTTGTATGAAAAAAATTTATAGAGCTAAATGGGCAGCAGAAAAAGCTTTAAAGAATGTTCCACCTTATCATGGAATGGAAGAGTGGATTGAGGAGAATAAACCTGAATGAATTGTGTGATAGTAGGTTATGGTTTTGTTGGAAAAGCAACAGGAGCATACCTAGATAAATTAAATATCGATGTACATGTTCATGATCCAGCAATTGGATTAGAAGCAGATAGAAACAAAGAATATGATTTTGTTTTTTATTGTTTACCTACTAACGAGAAGAATGGTAAGTTAGATATATCTATACTTGAACAAGAGTATGGTACATGGAAAGGTGAACAAGTTATTAGATCAACTATAGGTCCAGATCAAGTAGAAAAATTTGATGAGCCTACTATGTGGCCAGAATTTTTAAGAGAGATTACCTGGATGGATCAGCTCTCTCAACCTGAAGTAGAAAATGTTATTGGTAAATCAGGATCAAGCTATTTTTGTTTCTGGCTGAAAGGTGAAACTGAAGTAACCGAAGTTACAGCTAAAGAAGCTGCTATGTTTAAAATGAGTAGGAATGCTTTCCTAAGTATGAAAGTAACCTTTGCTAACATATTAAATGATAACTGTAAGAAGAATAATATTAACTACTATACAGTTAAAGAACTCTTAAAAAGAAATATCGACCCAACTACGCATTTAGATGTTCCAGGACCAGATGGTAAGTTTGGTTTCGGTGGTAAATGCTTACCTAAAGATACCACTCACTATCAAACACTATCAAATGATACACTCTTTATGGCTGTATTAGGTTGTAATGAGATAGCGAGAAAAATGAAATGATTGTTGGTTTTACTTGTTCAGCATTTGACTTACTTCATGCTGGTCATGTCGCTATGCTACGTGAAGCTAAATCACAATGTGATTATCTTATTTGTGGCTTACAAGTAGATCCTTCTTTAGATAGAGAAGAAAAAAACACTCCTATTCAAACTATAGTAGAAAGATATACACAGCTTCAAGCTATTAGTTACGTTGATGAAATAATTCCATATATTACTGAAGATGACTTATTAGACATTATTAGTATGTTACCTATCGATGTAAGAATATTAGGTGATGAGTATAGGAATAAAGAATTTACTGGAAAAGAAATCTGCCAGAAAAGAGGCATAAAGTTATACTTTAATAATAGAGATCATAATTTCTCTACAAGTAGCCTCAGAAAGAAAGTATATGACAGAGAAAATATTCGTAGAAAAGTATAACGAAGCATACGTTAAAGTAAATTGTGATGCTGGTATTGCTTACGAGCTCCAGGATTATTTTACGTTTACAATCCCTAATGCTAAGTTTATGCCCCAGGTTAGAAATAAATTCTGGGATGGAAAAATACGTCTATTCAATGTAGCTACTCAAAGACTATATGCTGGGCTTACTCCTTATATAAGAAAGTTTGCTTATGATAGAGACTATGAAGTGGACCTAGATGATGACTTACATGATGACAGTTATTCAGTAAAAGAAGCATATGACTTTTGTAAACAAGCAACCAATTTAGAACCAAGAGATTATCAAGTAGAAGCTTTTGCTCATGCTATGAGAACAAGAAGAGCATTACTTCTATCACCTACCGCTTCAGGTAAATCACTTATCATATATCTTCTAGCTAAGAAGATGATTGAATCAAAGAAAAAAATTCTCGTTATTGTACCTACTACATCATTAGTATATCAAATGCAATCTGACTTTAAGTCATATGGTTATGAAAACAATATTAGAGTTATTGATGGCACTCAAGATAAATCTTGGCGTAATGATATCATAGAAGATATAGTAGTATCAACTTGGCAATCTATCTACAAGATGCCTAAGCCTTGGTTTAATCAGTTTAAGTGTGTAATGGGTGATGAAGCTCATAACTTTAAATCTAAGTCATTAACTTCTATCATGACTAAGCTAGAAGATTGTGAGTATAGATATGGATTTACAGGTACTTTAGATGGTACACAAACTCATAAGCTAGTATTAGAAGGACTATTTGGTGCTGTTAAAAAAGTAACTACTTCTAAAGAGTTAATGGATAAAGGAACTCTAGCTGATCTAAAGATAAAATGTATCGCTTTATCCTATCCTAAGTCAGAATGTGAGCTACTAAAGAAAGCTACCTATCAAGAAGAAATGGATTATATTGTTAGTTCAGATGCAAGAGCTAAATTTATTCAGAACCTTATTCTATCTATGAAAGGAAATACTTTAGTTTTGTTTCAACTAGTTGAACGTCACGGTAAAATATTATATAATAACTTAATAGAGCAACAAAAGAAAGAATTGTTCGATAGACAGTTCTTCTTTGTAAGCGGTGAAGTAAACGCTAAAGTAAGAGAAAATATTAGAGCTGTTGTTGAAGATGAGAAAGACGCAGTTATAGTTGCATCATACGGTACCTTCTCAACTGGTATCAATATACGTAACCTAAATAATATTATATTTGCGTCTCCATCTAAATCAAAAATTAGAGTATTGCAATCTATTGGAAGAGGTTTAAGAACTTCTGATAAAAAAGATAAAGCAACCTTATTTGATATCTCAGATGATCTATCACATGGAAAGAGACGTAACTATACTCTACAGCATAGCGCTGAAAGAATCAAATATTATAATGACGAGAAGTTTGATTATAAGATATACCAGGTAAAATTAAATGTTTAGTTTCATAAGACTTATTGACGGTACAGCCTTAATTGGTAATATTATAGATGAGTCAGATCAAACATATTTTATAGAAGATGCAGTTGAGCTTGGTTCTAAGAATCTTACTACTTTAGAGAGACAATATTTTTTTAAAAATGTTTATTCACCTTTCTCTACATCGAATGAAATTATAACTGAAATATATAAAGACCATATTATCTCTATACATCAAGATATGGACGAATATGTTCTAAGTCATTGGCAGCGATACGTCGCTAAATGGAAAAACCTAAGAGGTGAAGCAACAATATCAACTGAACCTACTAATGAAGTAAATAAAGATGATGTTGAAAGATTGAAAGCCTTTCTAGAGTATCAATCTCTAGCAAATAACGAGATACATTAAATGGGAAAACATTACGTTGACAACAAAGAGTTGTATAAAGTTCTTTTAGAGTATAAATTTGCAAGACTAGAAGCAGAAAAAAAGAATAAACCAAAACCACCTATCCCTAACTATGTTGGTGAATGCTTATTACAGATAGCAAACAGACTATCATATAAGCCTAACTTTGCTAACTATATGTTTAGAGAAGAAATGGTAGGTGATGGTATTGAAAACTGCATTAACTATCTTAATAATTTTGATCCTGAAAAAAGTAAAAATCCATTTGCTTACTTTACACAAATAATTTACTATGCCTTCTTAAGAAGGATTGAAAGAGAAAAAAGACAATTATATGTAAAGCATAAAGCTTTAGAAAATCATATGATTGAAGATGAGCTTTCAACACATCATGATAGTGCTTCAGAGACTAGTGGAGTTGCTGTTAGATTAGATACTGACTATATGAAAGAGTTTGTTAGTAATTTTGAGGACAAGCTAGAAGATAGAAAGAAGAAAAGAGAAAAAAAGAAAGCAAAAGAAAATTTAGGAAAATTTATAGATGAGTAAGATCGCTATTGTTACTGATATTCACTTCGGTGCTCGTAATGATAATCAACGAGTAGCTGACTTTCAGGAAAAGTTCTTTAGTGAAGTTTTCTTTCCCTATATCGATAAGCATAACATTACTGTAGTAGCTGATCTTGGTGATACTTTTGATAGAAGAAAGTTTGTTAACTTTTATTCTCTTGATAGAGCTAAAAAAATGTTTTTTACTCCTCTAAAAGAAAGAGGTATTGAGCTTCATGTATTAGTTGGTAACCACGATTCTTTTTATAAAAATACTATTGAGCTTAATTCTATTAATTTACTTGCCGAACACTATGATAATATAGTAACATATCAAGAACCTAAAGAGTGGAATAATATTCTTATGGTACCCTGGATATGTGATAGTAACGAAGAAGAAGTATTTAAGAAAGTAGAGGAGACTAAATGCCCTGTTATGTTTGGTCATCTTGAACTAGCAGGATATCAAATGTATAAAGGACAATCTATCTATCATGGTATGAAAGATGATTGGTTACAAAAGTTTGATCTTGTATGCACCGGTCACTATCATACTAAATCAGAACAAGGTAATGTAAACTATCTTGGATGCCCATATGAAATGACTTGGGCTGATGCTGATGATCAAAAAGGTTTTCATATATTTGATACAGAAAAAAGAGAATTAGAGTTTATTCATAACCCTAATACTATGTTTAAAAAGATATGGTATAACGATGAAGATGCAGTAGTAACTGATATTATTGATCAAGATCTATCCATATATCAAAACTGTTATATAAAAGTAATAGTAAAAAATAAAACTAATCCTTATTGGTTCGATATGTTCATTGAGAGATTAGAAAAGCAAAATCCTGTTCACCTACAAATAGTAGAAGATCATTTAAATTTAGACTTAGAAGATGATGATGATATTATTGGTGAAGCAGAAGATACCTTAACAATACTTAATCATTATGTTGAAGCTCTTGAGACTCAGGCTGATAAAAATGAAGTCAATAAAGTTTTAAGAGAAATATATTCTGAGGCGCTAGCAATAACTTGATAAAATTTAAAACTTTAAAGTGGAAGAATTTTCTTTCTACTGGTAATGTATATACTGAGTTACAGCTCGATAGAAATCCTACAACGTTAGTTATTGGAGATAATGGAGCCGGTAAGTCAACCTTCCTTGATGCTTTATCATTTGCATTATATGGTAAACCATTTCGTAAAGTAAATAAATCACAACTAATTAACTCTATCAATAAAAAAGATATGAGAGTAGAATTAGTATTCCAAGTAGGTAAACATATCTATAAGATAGTAAGAGCTGCTAAACCTAATATATTTGAGATATGGCAAAACGGTGAGTTAATTAATCAAGATGCTAATGCAAGAGACTATCAAGACTTCTTAGAAAAGCAAATTATAAAACTTACTCATAAAGCTTTTAGTCAAGTTGTTGTTTTAGGTTCTACTTCCTTTATTCCTTTTATGCAGCTTTCATCTATGCATAGAAGAGAAGTTATTGAAGATTTATTAGACTTACAAATTTTTTCTACTATGAATACTCTTCTAAAAGATAGAATAAACTCTAATGAAAAAGAGCTAGCTGAAGTTGAGTATACAGTTAAAATGCTAGAAGAAAAGATAGCTCTTACTGAAGAGCACTTAGAGAGCCTTGAAGCTGATAATAATTCTAAGATAGAGAGTAACTTATCTATGGTAGAAGAAAACAAGCGGGAGATAAAGGCTCTGCAAGGGACAACTAACGATCTAGCACAAAAAGTAGAAAGTATTAATGATAGTATCGATGATCAAAATACTGTTAAAAATCGTTATGAAAAGTTAAAAGAAGTTAGAGTTAAGCTTAATAGTAAAATATTAGATCTTAAAAAACGTCTTGTATTCTATCAAGAGAATGATAGTTGTGATGCCTGCGGTCAAGAAATTGATTCTACTTTTAAAGAAGAAATAGTTTGTGATCATAATAAAAAAGTAGATGAAATAAATGAAGGTATAGAAAAGCTTCAAGAAGAACTAAAGACTGCTGAAGATAGAATGGAAGAGATAATGACTAAGCAGCAAGAAGTTATCTCGTTACAAAATACTATGAAAGAGCTTTCATGGAAAGAAAGAACTTTAAATGATAGTATCAATAAACTCCTAGAAGAGAATAATAGCTTAAAAGATGTTAGTGGTAATAAAGCTAAGAACTTAAAGCAGCTTGATACGTTTGAAAAGAAAAGAGATAATGCTCTACTAACAAAAGTAGAAGAAGTAAATAATAGAAATGTACTTGGTGTTGTCTCTACCATACTTAAAGATTCAGGTATAAAGACTAAAATAATAAGACAGTATGTTCCTATTATGAATAAGCTGATTAATAAATATCTTGCTGCTATGGACTTCTTTGTTCAGTTTGAGTTAGATGAGTCTTTTAATGAAACTATTAGATCAAGATTCAGAGACGATTTCTCATATGCTTCATTTTCAGAAGGTGAAAAAATGAGAATAGATCTTGCATTATTATTTACTTGGCGCTCCATTGCTAAGATAAGAAATAGTGCTTCAACTAATCTGCTTATTATGGATGAAGTATTTGATTCTTCTTTAGACGCTTCAGGAACTGATGAGTTCTTAAAGTTACTAAATGAGTTGACTTCTGATACAAATGTCTTTATAATAAGTCATAAAGGTGATACCTTAATAGATAAATTTACCAATGTACTTAAGTTTGAAAAAGTTAAGTCATTTTCTAGATTAGCATCATGAGTAAAGTAATAATTCCAATTGGTGATAATAATGATATGCTCAGGAATAAAATGCCTGACTTTGATTTTGCTGACCCTACAATAGATCCAGTTGAACTATCACATAAACTTATTAATGCTATGAAAGATGGTAAAGGTATCGGACTTGCGGCTAACCAGATAGGAGTACCTGTCAGGGCTTTTGCTATGTATTCAGAGCCTCCTATAGTTGCATTTAATCCAAAGATAACATACTTTGGTGATGAGCTTGTAACTATGGAAGAAGGTTGCTTATCATATCCAGGTGTTTATATTAAAATTAAACGTCCTAGATTTATAAGAGTTAGGTTTACTGATCCTTATGGAGAAGTTTGTACTAAGAAATTTGATGGTATGGCCGCAAGAGTTTTTCAGCATGAGTTAGATCATTTAAACGGTATAGAATATTTTACTCAAGCTCACCCAATTCATTTAGATAGATTTAAACGTAAATGGAAAAAGGTACAACGTTTAATTAGGAAGGCGGCTAAGGTAGCTAAATAATAGTCAGATGTGCCCTTCCACATCTTAAATAAAACTAGGAGTATATATGTCAAAAAAGTATCTCTATTCTGAGATTTTCGATTCAATACAAGGAGAAGGACAATATACAGGCGTCCCTACTGCCTGGTTGAGATTCTTCCTTTGCAATTTACAGTGTAATGGTTTCGGTCAAGATGATCCGACTAATCCAGACACATACGATCTTCCTTACGAGAAGATAGATTTAACTAATATAGATAAACTAGAAGACCTTCCAGTTTGGGAAAAGGGTTGTGATAGTTCTTATTCTTGGTCTAAGAAATTTAAAAAATACCAGTCAATGGGAACTGCTGATGAAATAGCTGATAAAGTTAGAGCAGCATTTACTAATGATTATAACCAAGGTATGTGGCTTAACAGGCACATGTGCTTTACTGGTGGTGAACCTCTTATGAAAACTGCTCAGCAATGTTCTATGGACATGATGAAGAAATGGATTGATGAAAGAGACTTTCCAAGAGCAGTTACTTATGAAACTAATGGAACAAAAGAAATAGAAGTAGACGGTTTTGTTGAATTCTGGAACGAATACAGAGATGTATGGGGCTGTGAGTTATTTATTTCTTGTAGTCCTAAACTATGGACTGTTGCAGGAGAAAAAACTGAAAGAGCTATAAAACCAGAAATAGTTGCCTCTTATCAGCAATTTACTAATAGAGGTCAACTTAAATTTGTTATTAACGGTACTAAAGAATGTTGGGAAGAGTTAGAAACTACTATCGACAACTTTAGATATCATGGTGTTGAATGGCCAGTATGGGTTATGCCTGTCGGTGCTACAGTTGAAGGTCAAGAGTTAGTAGCTGCTGATGTAGCAACTGAAGCATTTAAACGAGGATATAATGTATCTGCCAGAGTACACACTTACTTATGGGGCAATACAATAGGTGTCTAGTTGTTATAAAAAAGAATCTGTTTCTGATTCAGATCTAAAAAAATATTTAGAGCTATATGAATCTTTACCTGAAGAAAAGATTAAGCAATTTTATAATTTACATTATTGCTTAAGAAGAGATGTACCAAAAGATCAACGCATTGATGTAGGTGGTAATGGTGAAATGTATGCTCAATATTTTTTAAAATATATTGAAGGTTCTTTTACTAAATCTCATGTTGATAATGAAGAAGAAGTTGGTGAAACTGTAATTACTTTAATAGATAAAGAAGATCTGATTGGTGGTGATATAATAGTATATGAACCTCACTTTAAAAATACTGATTGGGAAGCTACAGCTGAAAATGGAATGATTAATTACTATAGAGGTGAATATCTGCCTGGGCAAAAAATTATACCTGTAATTGTTAATCAAGAAGTGGGTGAATCTATTTTTTACAGTCACTCTACAATGCATAGTGTTAGTAAAGTATTAAGAGGAACTAGAACAGTTCTAGTAACTTGGTACAATAGACCTGATAAGGTATTGTTAGTTGGTAATGGTACATCTATTCTTGATAAAGAATTAGGTGAAGAAATTGATTCATTTGGTAATGTAGTTAGATTTAATTCTTTTGTTACTAAAGGGTATGAAAAATTTACCGGTAGTAAAACTGATACATGGTTTACCTGTATGGGTAAGCATAAAGAAAATATGGATGATTTCAGACATGTTATATCTCACTCATGGGAACCAAAAGAAAAATGTCGACTCTATAATGAACTTCATTCAAGAAGAGATGATGTAACTAAAGTTGATAATGATTTTATTGATTATTATGGTTTAGTAGCACCAAGTACAGGATTAATAGCTATTATGCATTACTTAAAGACTAATGAGGTTATTTGGATTCACGGCTTTGATTGGTGGGAGCGTGATAAGCATCATTATGCAGATAATGAGCCGAGAGGTGAACTACATCAACCTGAAAAAGAATATGAAATTATAAAAAGTTTTGGTGACAGGATTAGATTTATTGAGTAAATATTATGTTTAAAAAGAAAGAAGTCGATTATGACTATAAAGCGTTTGAAGAAGGTATAGAAAAAATATACAATAATATTATGGCTGTTGGTCAGCCGTATAGTAGAATAATAGGTTTATCAAGAGGTGGTTTAATCCCTGCAGTTTGTTTATCTCATAAGTTAGATATTCCTGTAACACCTCTAGTTTGGTCAACAAGGGATTCTGGTGAAAAA